TTAGCCGTGACGCTTAAAGGTTTGCGACTGGCTAATCATGACTTTGCCGAAGATGTAAAAGCGGTGCTCATTTGTTTCATCAATGTACCAATCCCGATAGCGTGTATTATCAGAAATGACGACAATTTTGTCAGGAACGATCTGCAGGCGCTTGATGTGTATTTTCCCATCAAAACCGAAGACGTATATACCATCCCCATCGAACTGAGTCACTGAAACATCAACAAAAATCAGATCTCCAGGCTCAATAGTCCCTGACATGCTGTCGCCGCGAACATTAACCATTTTTACAGTAGCCTGAGGCTTACCGCCGAAAAAGTTCCTGGCATGGTCGGTGTTGTACTCAATAGAGCGAATAACATCAATGATGTCACTTCCTATAAACGCTCCTGGGCCAGCACTCACATTTACGTCAAGCAAATCCACACGATACACATCCCCCCCTTGTATGGCTTTTTCAATATCCTTACTGTTATTATATACAGTATTTTCTGGATGTGAGGGAATAAATAATTCGCCAAGGCCCACATTCAGTGCATTCGCAATTTTATTAAGCGATTGCTCGGTAAAGGATTTTTGTTTTCCTGTCTCAAGACGTGAAATATTTGCCTGATCGACGCCTACAGCATCAGCCAGATCGTTAATCCTCATTCCCCGCGCAAGGCGAAGCTCTCTGATTCGATTTCCTATGTTCATAGGCCTATTTAATGGCTGGCTTGCATGAAACGCAAATTAACTTGCGCAATAAGAATGCATATAATAGCATGCGTGTTACGCAAGCTATGAAGGTAAATCCATAAAAACGCAAAAAAGTTGCGCATGGCGCATGATGAAGCATGTTGTGAAGTTGGTTTAAGGACCTGCTGGAGGCAGAGGAATTGAACAGAAGTGAGTACATGCTGCATGCCTGGATATAGCTGAACGATTAGCTGGTTTTTCACAGCAAAAACAGTGAGCTGTGAATTCTACACTTCCAGCCTTATCAAACATACACCAGGACTTGTAACAGCAATTTTATCAGTAGAGAAATTAGTTAGAGAGGGTTTGGTCTTGGTTCAAACGCACCGGCAACCATAAAAACCACCAGCACAGCTGGTAGAGACACTGAAAAGGCCAGGTTCATATTTTTTGGTGGGTATTTAAAAGCTGCTGAGTTGCTGGGCTGGACTGAGGAGGTGATATTTAACCGATGATGCACAAATATTAATCAGATTTTCACGGCGGGCCTGGCCATGATTTTGCAGTAGGCACATTGCAAACGCTATAACCATGCTAAACGTTCCGCTGGTGGATATTAAAGATATTGATAATGCGGACATCAGTCAGTGCCTGATGAATTCAATTGATGGCATTGGGAAACATGCAGGCTGCATTCACAAAGCAGTCGCTGGCGGCGTAGTAGATGAGGATAAGCATATTGGAGAAAACAGCGATCAAATCATGGCGGTGCGGCAAGGGTAACTGTCGCCAATATATTGCCTGTTTTGTGTTTCAAAAAAGGTGAGCGCCGGGGGATTGCAGCCCGCGGCGCTCGATGCGACTAAATCAATGTGTATGGAGAGCTAATCGCGTGATCAATTTAATCAGACATTCAGAATTACCGCAATTTCATAGCCTTCCTACTGCCTTTGGCCGCTTATGTCATAGAGCACTGTGGTATGGGTTCAATATACCAGGGATTAACAAAGAAGTTAGTCACATCTTTGACGACAGTTCTGTAGACGATGCAAAACAGTCGATGGCGGTGAAAAAATGCAAAAACCTGAGCATATTGTCCGTGATATGCGTGCGCGGGTCATTCGTTGGGAGCCAGAAAACGGCCAGGTTATCTAACTGCGTGACAGCGATAAACATGGTAATTGCTTCAGTTCTCTCCAATGGTTTAAGCAATATTTCAGGGAGGTCAAAATAGTTCATGAGCCTGCTTCTGAAAGTTAAGCCATTGGTAATTAGCCCGATGCTCGCGCAGCGTATTGGTCTGAATGAGGCGATTGTACTGCAACAAATTTGCTACTGGCTGGAGGACACCCGGTCTGGTGTCGAATATGACGGTATGCGCTGGGTTTATAACACTATTGAAGAGTGGACTAATCAGTTTCCATTTTGGTCATCGGACACAGTTAAACGTACTCTGACATCACTTAAAAAACGCGATTTGATTTTTGTCGAGCAGCTGAAAAAAACACAGCATGATCGGACTAATTACTACGCAATAAATCATGCAAATCCAATGCTGGCCGATGAGGGTAATTTGCCCTCATCGAAGAATGCAAGTCGCACTCATCGGGGAGGGCAATCTGCCCCCATTGATAAAGGCAGTCTGCCATCATCCATTAGGGCAAATTGCCCCCGTCTTACAGAGAATACATCAGAGAATACTTCAGAGATTACAACAACTCCTACTTGTCAGTTTGCTACGCAACCAGACGATGAGTGGTCATTCGTCAGGCATTCCCGGAAAGTCTTAAGCCATCTGAACAAGGTTACCGGCGCTAAGTACACAGAGGCGCAGTCGTCGATGGGTCACATCAATTCCCGGCTCAAAGATGCGTTTACGGTGGAAGAGCTTTGTCTGGTGGTGGATTACAAGCATGTCCACTGGGAAGGCACTCAGGAATATCAGTATATGCGTCCTAAAACGCTGTTCATCCCTGGCAATCTGCCTGGCTATCTGCAGTCAGCTGCCAAATGGCACAAGGCCGGTCGCCCACCGCGTTCTGAGTGGAAAGCCCTGCAGCGAAACATTCAGCGGGATATCACGGTGTTGCCAAAACCTGATTGCTCTGTGCCCCATGGCTTTCGCGGCTGACGAGAGAAAATTATGATCAATTACGAATTAAAAGTTCTTAAATTAATTACCCGTAGGGGGCCGCTAAAGGTCTGCGAACTCTGCATGCTGATCGGCCTGCATGAAATCGCTATGAAGCGTGTTATTAAACCGCTTTTAACCAGAGGAATACTTAAGCGTGCCAGCGACTGGCGTTATTCAATCAATAGCGAACTGGTCATGGAAGAGGGTGAGCAATATCGCCAGCGGGTGCAGCAGGCCACCGCGCTGGAGGCCAAAGGCTTTTGGTTGCGTGCGGTGCAGGTCTGGCGTGAAGCAATGCTTGTAGCCCGATTGGATGCCTCCCGAAGTGAAGCTAAAGAGAACTGCGATCGCTGTGCAATCAATGGATCCCGGAATAACGGAAGTTATAGCGGGATTGATACAGGCCGTATCCCTGAAAACACATTGCGTGAGGATCGCCCATGAAAGCACGTGTACTGCTCCATGTCAGGGGTAAAGAGATTGCATTTCCTCGGGCTTTTTAGGTCACTGAAAAAGGGCATTAAATCATCGACGGCGATTCTCGCTATTGCAGCGCGAAACTGGCTCAGAAAGTGAGATATGCAGTGTGACTTGAGTGTTAAGACTTCATGGGCAGTTAAGCTGACAGCGTAGGCTTCCCTGGTCACCAGTCATCAGGGACCTAAGGGTAAGTGCAGCAGCTCAGAACTGGGAAGGCGCTCGCTCCAGGCTTAAGTATTCCAGGCGTCAGCATGAGGAGAACAGGTAGTACACACGATGGGTAAAGTCGCAGAACTGCGCTTGCCTCGGCAGGGAAGCTGGCGTTTCTTATCAAATCGCCGGACAAGGTCGGATGAGAATGGCAACGGAGGTGCATGATTTATTTGTGACACCGCTATGCAGAGCGCTTCACGATGAACAGCACCTGGATACGAAAGTATTTGAAGCAGCAATGGCAGCCTGCTGAGCTGTTATTGAGGTTCCTTAATTTCGCGATTACCTTGATGCTATCGCGACAGATAAAAAAATGAGTATGTGGAGAGAATCAAATATGCGTGATATGTCACAGGTATTAGAGCGTTGGGCCGGATGGGCTAAATCAGACAGTCGCGGTATCGGTTACCCAACAATTGCTGCAGGATTTAAAGGGCTGCTACCGCAGGCTTCAAAATTAACGCTTACGTGCAGCGATGAAGACGGGCTGATTATAGAAGGTTGTCTGTCACGGCTTAAAGCCAGGCGTCCGGATGAGCACGCGATGATTGTGATGCATTACTTTTTTAATATCCCGAAACGTACCCTTGCGAAGCAGGCTAAACGAGATGAGAAGATAGTAAGAATCGAAATTCAGATGGCTGAAGGATTTATTGAGGGGTGTCTGGCAGCGCTTGATGTGCGGCTTGATATGGACGACGAATTGACTCCGAAAAAAAACGCCAAAAAACCTTTAACGCGGTCCGCATTTTCCTTAGTAATCTGATAAGGTTGGTTGTTGCGAAGCAGGATTAATGCGAGAAGAAAATAATAAGAATTGAAATTCAGATGGCTGTAAGCTTTATTGAGGGGGCTGGATGCGCGGCTTGACAGGGACGAAGGATTGACTTCGAAAAAAATTTTAAAAACTTCTCACGCGGTCCGCAACTTCCTTAGTATTCTGATAAGGTCGACTCTTGTGAAGCAGGCTCAAAACAATAAGAAGATTGAGAAAATCAAAATTAATATGTCCAAGAGCTTTATTGCGGAGTGCCTGGCAATGCTGGATGTACGGCATGCTACGGACGATGAATTGACGTCGAAAAAAATATTAAAAAACTGCTAACGCGGTCCGCAATTTCCTTAGTAGTCTGATAAAGTCGATTACCAGCTAATGCAGACTATCGGCCAAAGTCAGTTCCTTATGTGGATGTCAAAGCGCCTCGGGCCTCACCAGCCCGGAGGCGCCTTTTTATTTATCCCCTAGAGGGGATAAATCATTGTCTATCCCTTTACGGGGATAAGGTGATGCCCGCTGTTGCCAAGGGTAAAGCAGTTAACGCTGTAGCGCCAGCGCTACTACCCTGGAAAGTAAGTATTGTTAATCCCCTCCAGCAAACTCTGAGCGGCCAGAAGTCGCATATAGGTTTTCTCCGGGTCTACCGGAGGCGCTCATTCAGTACGATATGCGTGAACAGGCGTCAGAAATGGCGCTAGATGCGCTGGGAAAGCGGCATGTATGAGTTACTGCCTGACGCTTTAGATATTCTGATTCAATGGCTCACTTAGTGGGCCTTTTTATTTCGCTCTGTCTGGCACCAGAATCCCGTAATTTTCAGGATGGCAGTCTGCAAATTTTAGGCAAAAAAAAACCGCACCGCGGCGTTTTATTTCTCATTGGCTACCCAATGGCGACCAGGCTTTTGTATCTCGATAACCTGAAAGCTAAACGGACTTATCTGGTTCAGAAAGTAGACAATTTCTAATTGGTCAAATCCCCGAACCTGGGCGGATATGTTTCGTATGAATCAACACGCAGACAGTGCAATCAGTGGGGGCACTTGGATGGCAACTCTTTCGAGCCTTGCCGGTGTTGTGACACTCGACAGGGTGTACATGGTCACCGCCCTGGCAGGTTTGGTGATAGCCATCTTGGGGTATCTGGACAAACACCGTACAGAGAAATTAAAGCGCAAAGAAATTGAACAAAACATGCTTAGCGAGCAGGAGCGTCTTGAATTGGACCGCGTTCGTGCACAAGCGGTGCTCGATTACCTCAACGGGTCGAAAGACTCACCTGCTGTACAGAAATCACCGCAAGTCATCCAGGGTATTAATAGGGTGCTCGACTCCGTTAAGGATTAAACATGATGCTATCCCGACAGCTGAAAACAAGGCTAAGCGCGGCAATGTTGACACTTATCGCTGCTGGTGCGTCAGCGCCCACCCTGATGGAACAATTCCAGAAGGAGAAAGAGGGAAGCAGCCTGACAGCTTATCCTGACGCAGGCGGTGTATGGACGATCTGCGGCGGTGTTACGCGAATAAATGATAAGCCAGTAGTAAAGGGTATGACGCTGACAGCAGAGCAGTGCCGGACCATCGACAGAGCGGAGCAGGCTAAGGCACTGACATGGGTAAACGGCAATGTAATTGTTCCGCTGACTGATCCGCAGAAGGTAGGAATTGCTTCATTTTGTCCCTGGAACATTGGCCCCGGTAAATGTCTGCCGTCAGCATTCTACCGCAAACTTAATGCCGGGGATCTCAAGGGCGCATGCGCTGAGATAAAGCGCTGGATATTTGACGGTGGTAAAGACTGTCGCATCCGTTCTAACGACTGCTTTGGACAGGTTGAGCGTCGCGATCAGGAATCAGAATTGACATGCTGGGGGCTGGATAAATGACGCGATTACTTTTGGTTAGCATTGCGATAATGATGCTGCTGACATGTGCGGGATTGCTCACCAGCCATTATCACGATCAGGCTGTCACATTTAAATTTCAGCGCGACAAGGCTAAAGAAGAACTGAGGCTGGCTTATGGCAACATTACCTATTTGCAAATGCGCCAACGCGATGTGGCCGCGCTTGATGAGAAATATACGAAGGAACTGGCAGAGGCTAAAGCCGGGCTTGATTCTCTTCAGCAGTGCGTTAACTCTGGTAAGTGCGGGCTGCACTTCAATGCAATCTGCCCCAGAGGTGACGCCACCGGCACCGCCGGCCTGGATGTTGCAGCCAGCCCCGGACTTACTGACGCCGCTCAACGGAATTATTTCATCCTCAGAGAGCGAATCAACGTTGCCGGAAAACAGATAGCGGGCTTGCAGCAATACATAAGAGAACAGTGCCTTAGATAGAACAAATTTTTATTTTTGTTGTACCCAGTAAATTACAAAGCCCGTTGATCAGGCCCCGCATAACGTGGGGCTTTTTTATGCGCCTCGTAGGGCAGACATCAACCCGTAGTCAAAAGACATCGAGCATGAAAGCACCTCCTTATAGTTGCGAATTTTCAGCAAGACCGGGCAACTGCCAGCATACGACCTGACGGCGCAACTGGTCGTTACAACCGTTCCTGCTCATGAGCGGGACAGCAAAAGTGCACAGAGTGACAGCAAAATGCCAAAAAAAAGCAGGCTTACAGGAAAAAAAACATTTCGCGCAGATTTCTCTAAGTGTTCCAGCGCACATCGTTTTCCTGATACGCCAGAAAATTTCTATCCCGACATGGCTGATTCGTTAGTGGATGAGAGCATTCCTGATGAGCCGGCCCCCAGTCTTGCTGAATTATTTACCGCGCACTATGCCGGGTTATGCAGGTATTCACTGGTGAGTAATAACGTGAATTCTGCCGGTGGCGGCATTCTGAGATCGGAATGGGTGGATAAGGTCAGCGCCAGAGATGACGGTTCAGAAATTGTCTGTGCCAGGACCGGATGCTGGAACAACTCCGCACAAGGGCGCGAGTTTTATCGGTGGGCAATGCCCGGTACTGGTGGTCGCCAGTTGCTATGAAAAATGGACTGACTGTAAGGGGCGATAATGCTGCCGCTGTGCTGGAGTCTCTGCGGCAGCTGACGAGGATGGATGTGCTGGTGGGCATTCCGGCAGATAACGGGGCGCGGGACGGTTCCCCAATGAACAATGCTGAGCTGGGATATCTGCAATCGACAGGGGCCACAGTGGAAATTGATGGGCAGAAAGCCACGCTGCCACCCCTGCCATTTCTGGAGATGGGTATTGAAGATACCCGTGCGATCACAACCGACTCCCTGAGGTCAGCAGCCCGTGCTGCCCTGGATGGGAATACATCAGGCGTACTGCTGCAACTGGAGACGGCTGGTCAGATCGTAAGGGATAGAGCAAAGGCTGTCTTCAGCTCTGATGACAGCCTTCATACGCTGTCAGAGAAAACCCAGCAGCGCCGCAGGGATCCGCGATCTACTGACAGTAAACCGTTAAATGCGAATGCCCTCATTTTGAATTCAATCTCTTATGTCGTGAGAAAAAAATAATGCCGATGCTGGAAAGGACAAACGTGCGGCTCGATCCAGATGTTGTCGATTATCCACTGGTCTGTCATCGACAGGTTCAAACGCCGGATGAGGGGCATCTCCCCACTAACACCCCGAGGAGGATGCCATTCACAGGCATGTTTCCGCGACTGGACGCTGACGTAGTAACGCGCAACGCACGCCTCTGCGGCGTGACAATTCCCGAACCATACACCCGCTACGATACCGACTTTGTACATGCCCACTTTGGGCTGATGAGACTTGAGGGAGGGTCATCCTTTGACTAACGACAGTACTCAACCGGGCTATCTCACCTCCACAGATACAGGCCCGGAATACGATGAGGCTCTTAAGCGTCAGATCAGCCGATGGATATGCGGTGTAACCGGCCTGACAACCGATATGGTAATGCCACGCTGGACAGAGCCGCAACCTCAGAATGGACTGACCTGGTGTGGATTTGGTTTATCAGTTACGCCGCGTGATGGCACGCCGGCAAGTATTCAGGGAGGTGAAAGCAGCGAGCAGTGGACATGGGAGCAGGTGACGGTGCTGAGTAGTTTTTACGGTCCGTCCGGTGCTGGCATTGCCTCACGTTTCAGGGAGGGAGTAGCGGTGGAACAGAATGCTACAACGCTAAGGAGTGCGGCAGGGCTTTCACTTATCGAAACCGGGCAAATCTATAGCCTGCCTGAGCTCATCAATGACGAGTGGGTGCGCCGTTATGACATTATCACGACGCTTTCCCGCAAAAACATCCGTACCTATGGCGTAAAATCGCTGGTGGACGGTTCTATATCAATCTCCGGAGAATAACTTATGGCACAGGGCTTACCTGTATCCAGCATTGTAAATGTTGACGTAATTCTGTCGCCCGCTGCGGCGGCAGGTCGTAATTTTGGTTCACTGCTCATTCTGGGCACTTCGACCTTCATTCCGGTGACGGAGCGCATCCGTCTCTATACCAAGGGAGAAGACATTGGCGCAGATTTCGGAACAGACAGCCCCGAATATGCGGCCGCACAGGTTTATTTTTCTCAGTCGCCGCAGCCGACGCAAGTTTATATCGGGCGCTGGGCAAAAACGCTGGAAGTTGGCGAGGCGGGTAGCACTGAAACGCTGGCGCAGGCTGTTACCGCCGTTCTCCAGTTCACTAACTGGTACGGTCTGACTATTGCTGATAAAGACGATCTGACCGCAGAGAACATCACTGACACCGCTGCTGCTATTCAGGCGTCAGGCGTGAGCCGAATTTTCGCCGTGACCTCTGCAGATATGGGCATCATCGATTCAGCTTCATCGACGGATATTGCGTCAACGCTGAAAAAAGCGGGTTGCAGCCGGACCTTCATTCAGTACTCAACGACCAGCAAATATGCTGCGCTTTCAGCGTTTGCTCGGGCATTCACAGTCAACTTCACCGGCAGTAATACCACCATCACGCTGAAATTTAAACGTGAACCAGGCGTGGCTTATGAAACCCTGAGCAGTGCGGAGGCAGCAGCAGTAGATGCGAAAAATGCCAACGTCTATGTCTATTACGCGAATGACACGGCAATCCTCCAGCAGGGCGTTATGGCTAACGGTGATTTCTTCGATGAGCGGCACGGGCTGGATTGGCTGCAGAACTACGTGCAGACCAACTATTTCAACCTGCTTTACACCTCATCAACCAAAATTCCGCAGACTGACGCCGGCGGCACCCGTCTGCTGGCGAATGTGGAGCAGTCAATGGAGCAGGCAGAGAAGAACGGTCTTATTGCACCGGGCATCTGGAATGGCGGCCCTATTGGAGAACTGTCATCCGGCGATACGCTGACGAAAGGGTATTACTGCTATATCACACCAATGGCTGAGCAGGCACAGGCTGATCGCGAAAAGCGCAAAGCACCACTAATGCAGGTGGCCTGTAAGCTGGCGGGTGCTGTGCATTATGGCGATGTTCAAATCAACGTAGTCCGTTAAGGGGAATCTTATGAGTACTTATAGTTTTATTGACGTTACGGCGTCGCTGACCGGCCCTTCCGGTGCCGTGGACCTGGGTTACGGAGCTGCGAACTCTGATGAGGGGATTGTGGTTTCCATGACCGAGGCCAAAAACACCATGACAACCGGTGCGGATGGTGAAGGCATGCACAGCCTGCATGCGGGCAAAAGCGGTACAGTTACGATCAACCTGCTGAAAACGTCCCCAGTGAATAAGAAACTCTCACTCATGTACAACGCGCAGACTCTTTCTTCAACTCTGTGGGGTAATAACGTGATTGTTGTGCGTAACACCGCATCCGGCGATTTGGTTACCGCACGCGGTTGCGCCTTCCAGAAGGTACCGGACTTCAGCAACCCGAAGGTTGCAGGAACGGTAACGTGGGTTTTTGATTGCATCAAAATCGATGAACTGCTCGGGGAATATTGATTATGGAGTTTGAGATCAAAGGCGTGCGATACCGCAGCGCAAAACTTAGCGTTTTTGACCAGCTTAAAGTTACCCGAAAACTGTTGCCGGTGCTGGCGGGTCTGCTTGCTGAGTTCGGCACTATTCGACATATGTTGCCGAAACCGGGTAATGATAAAACGGCTGACACGCTTAACAGCTATGCGCCCGTTTTTGAAAAGCTGCTGCCACACGTCGCGGAGCAGCTGGCCGGGCTAAGTGAAGATGATACCAACGCGATCATTTTTCCATGTCTTGCTGTCGTGTCCCGCCATCAGGATAAATCGTCCTGGGTGCCGGTCGCAAGACAGGGTGAACTGATGTTCGATGACATCGACCTCATGAGTATGTTGCAGATGGTGGGTCGGGTCGTGGGTGACAGCCTGGGAAATATTTTGCCCGCAGCCCCCGTCAGCGAGACTGCGGGCCAGTCGCTACCGGACTGATACTGGACAGTCTGCCGGACGGTGAAGACTTTCTGATGCGCCCGGTGGATGCCGGGTACATCAGTTATAACAAGCTGCTGGATGGGACTGTCGATCTGGCTGACATTGCCCGCATGAATGACTGGCTGGATTTGAAAGCTGACAACGAGGAGCGGATAAGACGCTGGAGAGAAGCGAATGAGCGCTGAAACGATCAAAGATTTTCTGATTAGCCTTGGCTTTAAAGTTGATGACGCGGGGGCAAAAAAATTTGATGCCACTATCGCCGCAACTACGCAACAGGCGCTTAAGCTGGGCGCTGTTGTAAAAGATACCGCACTGTCGGTGGTCGCGTTCACAGCAAAGATCGCCAGCGGACTCGATAATCTCTACGGAATGTCACAGCGAACTGGCGCCACCGTACAGGGCATCCAGCAGATAGGCTACGCCGTCTCTCAACTGGGTGGGACCGCGGATGGTGCACGTTCATCACTGGAGGGACTGGCACAGTTTGTCCGTAACAGTCCTGGAGCTGAAGCATTTCTGAATCGCCTGGGCGTACAGACGCGTGATGCCAGCGGCAATATGCGGGACATGGCGTCTGTTTTTTCCGGTGTCGTTCAGAAGCTGAATAAAATGCCTTTTAATCGCGCAAATCACTATGCGCAGATGCTGGGCATCGATGAAAAGACCCTGATGGCAATGCGCCGTGATGTGGGCCAGTTCAGTACAGAGTACGCGCAGATGACGAAAGCCATCGGCTACAACCCTGATGTGGCTGCTGTCAGCGCTAACCGGTTTATGACCTCCCTGCGATCATTTGAGCAGATGGCAGACATGGCGCGCGATAAAATTGGCTCCAGTCTGGCTGAAGGTCTGTCGGGTTCAATCGATACACTGAGAAAGCAGATTGTCGATAATTTTCCGCAGATTGAGCAGACGATTACCCTTGGCATAAAGGGCATTCTATGGCTGGGGGAGGTGATTGGGAGGGTAGTTTACAGGCTGATTCAGGCGGCTGTTGATGTTCAGAACTGGTGGAATGCTCTCGATAGCAGTACTCAGCAGCTGACAGCGATACTGGGTGGGCTTGTGGTTATCTGGCGGGTTCTGAACAGTGCATTCATGGAATCGCCGATTGGTATTATTGCTTCTCTGGGGATGGCAATCATTGGCCTTTATGATGATTACCGGGCGTGGAAAGAAGGCGGGAAATCACTCATCAACTGGGGAGAGTGGGAGCCAGATATCAGGCTGGCCATAGAAAACATTGAGGGCATGGCCAGCAATATTAAAGAGCTGGCGAGAGAAGCCGCAGAGTTGTTTGGTATCGATCCGAAAGCGTGGAGTCTGAAGTGGGAATTTTCAGACGTGATGCACAACCTGGGTGAACTGAGGAAAATGTTAACTCTCCTCGGAGATCTGCTAAACGCCATAAACGAACAGCGTTGGTCAGACGCAGCCAGCATCGGCAAACAACTGCTTAAACAGGGTAGTGACAGGCCTGATGCGTTACCCGGCGTTACACAGAAGGCACAGTCGATACGCAAGGATGTTATCAGCTGGTACCAGAGCATTCACGATAAACTTAACCGTATGCTTCCTTCATGGTCGGGGGGCTCATCAGAATCACCAGCCGGACAGGGCAAGACGGGAAACACTGCAGACGCGCCGGGTCTTGATGACAGGCCTGTGCAATATAGCAATTCCTTCCGTCAGCCTCACCCTAACAAAGAGGGTCGGGCGATGCTGGGCTGGCTGCAGCCTACCTTTAAAATGCTGGAGCAGCTTTACCGGCTACCCGAGGGGCTTTTGCGCAGTGTGGCAATAACAGAGTCGGCGGGAAATCCCAATGCAGTTTCGGGCGCAGGCGCACAGGGGCTGTTTCAGATCATGCCTCGCACCGGTCGCGATTTAGGGCTGCTCGGCAATGATGCATTTGACCCGATAAAAGCAGCCGGCGCGACGGCGAGATATCTTAATCAGCTGCTTAAGGCTAATGAGGGCGATCTGGCTAAAGCGCTGGCCTCGTATAACTGGGGCCTGGGAAATGTGCAGAAGCATGGAATGACACTTATGCCTGTGGAGACCAGAAACTATGTGCCTAGGGTGATCAGCAACATGCCGCCCTCAACATACAGCCCGATCAGTCAGGAAACGAACATTCATATTCATGGTGTCAATGATCCGCACAGGGCGGCCAATGAGGTTGCAAATAAACAGTTGGCTGTTCACTCCCGCTTTATGCAGACCATCGGAACAGGGCCACGCTAATGGATATTCTCTCAACGCTGTTCCACCAGCAGAAACGTAAAATCGGACTGTACGTTCCCAATGTTGTCGTCTCAGAAAAGCATGTTGACACACTGGAAATCACAGAACATCCGGTCGAGGACAACGCGCCGATAGCTGACCACGCATTCCGGCTACCCTCTGAAGTTATGATGGAGGTGGGTTTTGCTGGTGGCGGCTCGCTGCTTGACCTTATGGATACCTCATCTTTCGGGCTGAGTTTTGAGCTGAGCCCGAAAGAGGTTTATATGCAGCTGCTGGAGCTCCAGCGAACTCGGGTACCATTTGATGTGATCACCGGCAAACGGCTTTACCGCAACATGTTAATGCGCGTGCTGGATGTGACTACCGACAAAGCGACAGAGAATGTATTGTCTGCCTCGCTGACGCTGAGGGAGGTGTTAATAACCTCTACACAGAGCAACGCTATCGCAGATAAAACTAACATGAGTCAGGGGGTCAGCACCTCCGCTGTTCAGAATGCCGGTGTTAAATCGACGAAGCCGGTAAACGAGCGGAGGCTGTCCTGAGTGGCTAATTTTTTAGGAGGATTATATGCAGACCAGTGAAATTCCTCTGTCGCCAGATAATCAGCAATTCACAACTACGATCAACGGAATCAATTACTCGATACTGACGCTGTGGCGCGATGAGGCAGGCTGGGTAATTGACCTGCTGAACAGCAGTAGTATCGCGATTGTGACGGGTATTCCTCTCGTGACAGGAGCAAACTTGCTGGAGCAGTTCGGCTTTCTTCGTCTGGGATTCGGGCTGGTAGTGGTCTGTGATGATCCGGCGCAGGGTTATCCGACACGGGACGACCTGGGTTTAAGAAGCCATCTGTTGGCCGTAACGGAGTAATCAGCATGTCACAGAACTGGATGCGCCACTTTGAGCTGCAGATTGTCAGTGAAAGCGGTAATGGCATCAGCCTGAGCGATTTTAAAGTGGTGTTTAATATCAACTGGACAGTAACCCGCTGGCCCGCAGTTGGAACCATTAAAATTTACAACCTTTCTGGAGATACCGCGTCGCGGATACTGGGTAAAGAGTTTGCGAAGATAAAAATCATTGCCGGTTACGACGGGTTAGCACAGGACGCTGATGCCAGTCAGGTCGGTGTCGTCACTAACCTTGAAGTCGATCAGGTAGGGCAGGTTAATGGCACTAATTTTGGGGAAATTTTTAGCGGGGATATTCGTTATACGCTGACAGGCCGCGACGGCCCGACGGATACCTGGGTACTGATTCAGGCTGTGGACGGACATGAGGCATTTACAAATGCCTGCGTTATTAAAACGCTGTCAGCCGGTTACAAAGTTGCAGATATTCAGGCAGCCCTGATGCACACCTTCAATCCGTTTGGCGTCACTCAGGGCACTACCGGTGATTTCCCTGAGACCGTTTTTCCTCGTGGGCGTGTACTTTATCATCCTGCACGGGATGTGATGGATAATGTGGCCGGACAATGCAGCGCGACGTGGCAGTTAGCAGGCGGTCAGTTACAGATGGTGCCTGTTGATAAATATGTTCGGGATCCCATCGTGCTGAACAGTGACACCGGTATGATCGGTATGCCGCAGCAGACAATGGAAGCGGGCATCAATGTTCGCTGCCTGATTAATCCTAACATCCGCATCAATGGTCTGATTCAGATAGACCAGAACTCAGTTTACCGGGCCAGTCTGTCAGCGGATAAGATTGCGTCACTACCGTACAGGGTTAGTGAAACCCTTGCAGACGGAGAAGCACCGGATGATGTTAAAACGTATCAGCCGGCAGGCGTTGCCGCTGATGGGATCTATATTGTCTATTCTATAGACTACAGTGGCGACACGCGTGGGCAGGATTGGTACATGGATATCATGTGCCGCGCCAGAAACAATGCGACTCTACAGATACAGGCTGTGCAGTAACATGCCCGGCTACGGTCATGATGACAATTAACTCTTCAGTCATGACGGTGCCGGCCAGCTGGCAGGCAGTGAGTCATTCACTGTCGTAACCCGGACAACGTACAACAAAGATCAGAGTGCTGGAGTGGAAAAACAGTATCCGTATCCATGCGACTCCCCTCACGCCGTAATTAACATCCCCATCTAGGACCTGCCTGCGAGCGGGTTTTTTATTATCCGGAGTATTTCATGACAGTCTCTTTCCAGTCGCTGGCAGGTGGTGAACAGCAATCTATGAAGATGCTCGCCGACAGCATTTTCTCCTCGCTGCGTGTTTCCCTGCCTGGCATTATTGAATCGTTTGATCCGGAATCCTGTACCTGCACCGTCCAGCCCGCGCTCAGAGGGCAACTGGTTGACGCTAGTGGGAATTACAGCTCGTCAGCGTTACCCCTATTGGTGGATGTACCTGTAATTTTCCCGCGCGGCGGAGGCTGTACCATCACATTTCCGATTGCAGCGGATGACGAATGTCTGGTGATATTTTCCGACCGCTGTATTGATTTCTGGTGGCAGAATGGCGGGGTACAGGAAACGGTCGATCCTCGTATGCATGATCTGTCTGATGCTTTCGCTATAGTTGGACCGCAGTCACAGGCGAAAAAAATCAGTGGCGTGTCTACAACCTCAATTCAGGTTCGTACGGATGATGGTGCCAGTTTTATTGAGCTGAAGCAGGACGGACAGGTCAATATTACAACCTCATTGCTTACAGTAAATGGTGATGTAAAAGTCAACGGCTCAGTCACATCGACTGGCGATCAGACTGCTGTAGGCATCAGCCTGACAGGACACACACACAGTGGTGTCCAAAAAGGGGAGAGTACGACGGGAGGTCCGCAGTGAAATACCGACGCGAGGACGAGAATGGCGATTACACCTTTGGTCAGGGTGATAATACCTGGCTGATTAACTCACCTGAGGCGGTGGCGCAGGCCGTAAAAACCCGATTTCTGCTTTGGTACGGTCAGTGGTTCCTCAATACGACAGAGGGCACGCCCTGGATACAGTCAGTACTGGGTAAGCAGAATCCCGAAACCTATAATCTGGCGATCCGCAGACGAATTCTGGAAACCCGCGGCGTTAATTCCATCATCGCATTTGAAACTACCTTTAACACCTCATCCCGGCGCGTGATCTTTACTGCGACGATTAATACTCTTTACGGAACGACAACAGTCATAAGCGAGGCGTAATGGCTCTCAACATAGACACGCTGGGGTTATCGGCAACGATAACGGCCCAAGGCATCAGTGCGCCCGGATATCAGACGATCCTCAACACACTTACCGGTTTTTTCCAGCAAATTTATGGCAGTGATGCATACCTGGAACCCGATAGCAAAGACGGACAAATGGTTGCTCTGGTTGCGCTGGCTATAAAGGATGCGAACAATGCCGCTATACGGGTATATAACTCTTTCTCCCCTTCCACAGGCATGGGAGCTGCCCTATCCCGTAATGTTAAAATTAATGGGATAACGCGGCACAGGGCGACCAACTCGACGGTTGACGTAACGCTGACCGGCACCGCAGGAACGACCATCGTAAATGGATCCGTTCGTGACGCTAATAATATTTTATGGGACCTGCCCGCCAGCGTGACGATCGGCATCAATGGCACGGTTTTAGCGACAGCAACCTGTGCTACATCCGGCCCCGTAGCGGCAGTAAAAGGGACAGTTAACCAGATTAACACGCCCACACGCGGCTGGGTGTCAGTGATTAACGCAACAACGGCGGCAATCGGCAGTGCGGCAGAGACCGATGCTGAATTGCGTCTACGACAGGGGCAAAGCGTGGCATTGCCAGCGTTAACCCCCTTTGACGCTCTGGACGGTGCCATTGCCAATGTGCCCGGCGTTACGCGTCACAAACTCTATGAAAATGACACTGGTGTCGTTGACGACAATGGGGTTCCTGCTCATTCCATTGCGGCGATTGTCGATGGCGGGGATGCAACAGAGATTGCACAGACTCTTCGTAAAAAGAAAACACTGGGCGCTCCAACTTTTGGAACGACGTCGATTAACCTTACAGATGCCTATGGCAATCCTGTTGAAATTTTCTTTTCACGCCCGATCAGTGTCCCCATTTTTGTCACCATAGAAATAAAGGCGTTTACCGGTTACACCAGCTCAGTCGGTGACAAAATTATCAGTGCGGTGGTTAACTATATTAACAGTCTGGGAATTGGTAATAACGTTTACCTCGGACGATTATTTTCGCCTGCAAACCTGACAACGGGCACAGATAATAATGATAGCCAGTTTTACGATATTGACAGTATTGCTATCGGTATCAGTAAAACATCTGTTACGACATCTAATATTGCAATCGCCTATGACAGTCTGGCGACATGCACAGCGGCCAGTATTTCGCTTACGGTGGTTTCATGAGCAAATATACGGACCTGTTAACCAACTATCACAGAGGTAAACCTCGTTTTGTCTATCACGTTGACCTCACTACGCGACCGCTTAGTGACACTTCTGCTGCGATAAGTGGGCTTGATGCTGCCTTCGACCTCGATACTGCGACAGGTGCTCAGCTTGACGTTATAGGAGAATGGGTAGGGCGAAACCGGCGAATAACGGCACCGATAGACGACTACTTTTTCACGCTGGATAGCGAAACGCTTGGATTCGATTTCGGGACATGGAAGGGGCGATACACTCCGGATAATGGAGTTATTGACGTTAGTGATAACGAGTTCCGGGCAATGCTCCGCGCTAAAATAGGTGCAAACAACTGGGATGGTACAGTCGAAAATCTCACTCCTGTTTTAGACGGCATTTATCCGGACGGTAACATCAAGCTATCGTTTACAGATAATCAAAATATGACCATGAATATCTATGTAAACGGCAGCGTTATTTCCGGTATCACAAAAGAAATAATCAGGCAGGGGTTTCTTTCCATCAAACCCGCTGGCGTTTCGGTTACATACGTAATAAACGGTGAATAAGATGGCGAAAAATGATTTCAAGGCATTTGCAACGGGTGAAAATGCTAACGTTCTGACTCAGGCGGAATATGAAGAACTGGCTGCATTGTCCGGGGGATTCAGCTCAGGGATTGCCAGAAGTGAACAACTGAACAAAGTCTGGAGGCAGGCATCGACGATTGCTGCGGTAGTGTCGTCATTCATGGCTGATAAAAGCGGCGATGATGTTCTGGATGAGGGGGATATCTCAGCTCTGAAAGCAACACTTGTAAAGGCATTACTTGCCAATTCTCGCAGTCAGCTTGATGATGTCTACCTTCAGAAAACCAAAAATCTCGCCGATCTGCCAAATAAACTCTCTGCTCGTCAGAATCTCGAACTGGAGAAAGTTGGGAACTTTGCGTCGGTGCAGCAGGGTGGCGGCGATGGAATGCTCACAAATAAAGTTTATGTGGGCTGGAACGGCACAAAAATGATTGCCCAGGTCGACGCTACTCGTATGGGAGATCTGTATTATGGCAATAATCCACCACCTTATCCCGTCACTAGTGTTAACACTAAAACCGGGGCGTTAACCCTCGATAAAGCAGATGTGGGCCTGGGAAACGCGGGTAACTGGCCTGCTGTTCAGGCCAATGGTGGCCTGCATTCATCCGGTAATCATCATTATTACATGGATTGGGGAACGGACGGTAAGTTACATATTACTGTTGATTCGTCAGATGCCGGCGAATTATTTACCACACAAAATCCACCGAACGCTGAACAGACTGGCGCATATTCTAAATATGGCGGCAATCTGAGTGAGGAATCCAGCGTTACCGTAATTTCAAAAACTCAAAATGGTAACGCGGGGCAGGGTCTCTATTCGCCTATGTTTCGTGCCTGTCTTAAAGACCGTGGCGGTGACATGGATTTCAAGGATGGCGCGTCGGCATGTTTCCGCATGGTTGAGGTTATCAGCAACTACGCGTTTGCAGAGATTCTGGTAGATGGTTATGGCTCGGTAAAGTCGTTTGAATTTCGCAATGACGGTAGTTTAAGAGCGCCCGGTCAGCTTCACGCAGGAGGCGCATTTATTGCAACCGATGGCAACCTCTACGGCGGTGTATGGGGCGGATATCTGAACAACTGGATTGTTGGCAAAATCGGCGAGGTAAATAACGCTCTCAACGGTGTAAGAGGCACAGCAAACGATGCCTGGAATAAAGCGAATGATGCGCAGGTTAATAGGGTTGCAGATGTTGCCCTGGGTGGTGAAGGCGCATTCCTCATTGTTAAAAATGGCCAGCAGCGTGTTCCCGGTGGTTGTGTGATGACCGGCTGGAATTATGAAGGCGATAACCCGGGTGGGGATACGGTGTTTTACCGCCCCATTCAGAAGTATATCCCGTCAATGGGATGGGTAAATGTAGGGCATACAGCATGATGTTAATACTCAAAAATTTCACACAGTACATTCCAGAATATGCGGATTTAATGATCCCGGCGCTCTACTTTCAAAGTGAAAAGGGTGAGGACTGGTATTTTCACCGCCTGCGCTTTCATGCTGACACGCTAAAAATCTGCTTCAACAGCGAGGGAGTGATTCGTTCTTTCGGGTTTGATGCATCACGCCTTTACCCTGGCGGATATTCCGTTGCAGAAGTCGAAAAAAATGCGGTTCCTGCAGAGATTTCGATTGACGGTTCATGGATGTTTGACGGTTCCGCAATTGTACCCCGCACTTATACCCATTCTGAACGGATTGAGCTGGCAGATAAAAAGCGCCTGTCACTTATGGCTGATGCGGTTGCTGAAATGTCCCCGCTTTCGGATGCGGTTGAGCTGGGCAGGGCAACCGCTGAGCAGTCAGCGCGGCTGATTGCGATCAAGAATTTCCGCCTTGATCTGATTGAGCTTGATGTTTCAGACCCGGATGAGATTGTCTGGCCCACGCTTCACGCATGAAGAATTGATATTAATAGCGGTATCTTGATAAGAGCTTTTTTACGTGAGGCGTGAAGGTTAGTCAGTCCGATGCAGGATTAGGCTGATTTAAATATGACAATGAAGGAGGTAAAGCGTTGCTGGTGGCGTGGGGAGACATCCGGTATTGATCTTCCTGCAATAGATAAGGTGATCACCGACAGCTCTGCTTCACACCAGCAGCGCTTAGACGAATGGCAGAAGGGACAGACTGGACAGACTGAGCTTGATGAGTCAGCAGCAAACGCGATTCTGTCTGACCAGCATGATGCCGTATTGCCCATCTACCGGCTCTCTCCCCAGGATCCGGATGAAGAAAATACGCTGGCAACGGCTATCTTCATTGTGAAAGCAAAAGAGGTTGAGTCGCAGGTGTTCGCCCAGGATCGTTAG